ATTCCCGGAAACGTTCGATTTCTGTATAATCGGAATTTTTTAGATTTTCCTGTATTCCAAGTAGTTCGATGTTGCTCATATCTTTGGTTGATTCGCTTTTTACCATAGATATCACCTTGTCCCTTTCTATTTATCATATGAAGAAAGGTGGGGAAATGTCACGGGGCGGTATGTAGAGCAGCTTATGTTTGGTCTGGGAGCTCGTCCGTGTACTGTGACAGAAATTTCTTTATGGTTTCCCATATATGTCTTACAGGAAGTCCACATAAGGCCATATTTTTAAGAATGCTTACCAGCTCATAAGCTATATACAGAAGTCCAAAGAACTCCGCAACGCCAATAGACTCAACTAGCAGATAGGACCGGATTGCTTCCGGTATAAAGCCTATTAGATTTAAGTGTACAATCCTATCAAGTACCAAAAGGAACGCAAGGGATGCTACCATAGATATTTTTCGTATCGCCCCATCAATTCCAAAACAGCTGTTAAACTCATGTTCCTTAATTGCTCTTATGCACCCGAAGCAGGTGTCCATGACCACTGCTAAAATAACCAGTTTAATAATCGGGCTTCCCCATGCCAGGGCAAGCAGTTCTGTAATTCTATCCATTTCCATTATCCTCACTCTTTCTTCTAATTTTTAGTTTTTAAGATTTCCTGTTTATCTGATTCCGTTATCCAATTCTTTATAACAGCATTAGCCAGCATTACATCCGTTAGTGGACCCTTGCCGCAGTTATATAATCTCATTAATGTTTCAAACATAATTATCCCTCCAGACCTGATAAAATTAGCTTGTCGACTGTTGCTCTTAAGAGTTCGATCTCCTGATCTGCGCTCATTACTGGATTAATAACTTTTTCAACACCATTTTCATCCATTCTATAAAAAATACCATCACGGTATCGATCTCCAGCTCGACAAGGATATTGGAAACAATCCACTGAAAAGGCTGTATCTCCATATGCGGCTCTTGATAACCAGTTTGCCATTTCATAATTATCACACACAATAATATTCTTTAACTCTTCCTCAAAAATCTGAGCAAATACTTGATGTACTACCATTAATTATTCCTCCTTAAATTAATAACCCCATCTTACAATACATACTCCAGATCCTCCAACATATCCATTTCCGCCACCACCGGCATAAAAATAGCCACCGCCGCCGCCGCCTCCGGTATTTGCTGATCCGGCTGAGCCACCAGTAAAAGCATCGGCTCCATTACCGCCACCACCAGAACCACCAAAACCTCTTGCTGTTATTCCTTCTTGATTGTTTCCGCCGCCGCCTCCTCCACCGGAATATAGTGTACCACTTGATTCGCCAAAAGCTCTTGTTGTTGCCCCTTGTCCCGTACCACCATAGTACTCACCATTTCCACCATTTGAGCCTCCATTTCCAGCCGCATAATCGGATTTCCTAAATGTTCCACTACCTCCACCAGATCCTCCATCTTTCCAGAAACCACTTTTTCCTCCAGAAATACTATACGATCCAAAAGAAGTTGATCCACCATCTGAACCAATTGCACCTCCTGATCCAATAACAACACTTATGTTTTGACCCGGTGTTACAGAAATACCTTTGACAGTTTTGGTATAACCTCCACCTCCTCCAGAACCTGCGTTTGTTTTGTCTCCAGAGTAACCTCCACCACCTCCACCAACCATGAACACATCAATACTACGCACTCCAGTCGGAACCGTAAAAGTTCCAGATGAATAGATTGTCTGTTGTCCTTTTGTTGTTGCCACAGCTACGGTGTATGAGGTAGTGTGCACCCACTCTCCACTATTTAAAGTTGCATAAGAAAAAATCCTGAAATAGTAGGTTGCTCCACTCGAAAAGCTTGCTATGGTAACGCCAGATATTCCAGAAGCCGCGGTATTGTTTCCAGATCCCTTATAGTATTTAGTACCATCAGTGATGCTCGTCGGATAGGATCCAGTTTTACCAACAATAATAACTCCTGAAAATGGTCCTTTTGCTGGATTTTGCCATGTAAATGTGATCGCCGTGGACGAGTACACGGCCGCACTAAAAGAAAGAATACTTTGTATAACCATTGTCCCTGTTAGCATACTTCCATTTACCCATGCGATATCACCGTTCATTATTCTGGCGGCTGTTGCAGTTCCTGGTGTTTGGCTTACCAGACTGTTTGCCATGATTTTTCCGAATCCATTATGATAGCCTGCCGGAACAACATAACTTTCTCCCGCATTTATATTCTGACTTACAGCTCCTTGATTCACCATACTACCTGTTCTCTTATTTTTAGGATTCGTATTATAATAAGTCTTACCAGTCAGTACCTGACTGTCCGCAGCATCTCCTGTAAATTCTAAGATTCCTTCCACTGCTTCATCATCAGAATCTCCTGTAACAGCTGTATAGCCTTTTAACAGCTCTGCTCTTGTAGCTGTACATTCATCAGACCCAGCTCCTGATCCGCCACCTCCTGCAATGATCACCTTACCCATTAGTACTCACCCCTCTCAGATATATACTAAAGTCCACCGTTGGCCTCTTTTCTCCACAATAAAAGGTGACATACCCATCTTCTGTCTCGCCATCAGTTATCATCCCAGTCATTTTTCTTCGAGGTTTTACCGCTGCTGCATCCAGATTTTTAGGTGTACAAGGGCTTAAAACCGGATTGTCAGTTGCTTTCAATCCAGCTACCGCAATTCTCTGGCTGTAAGGTGCCGTATCGCTCCAGTCAGAAGCCGGTATGCTTACCTCTATTAACTGTTCATGCTGCTCCTGAACCATCTTATTATAAAAAGTATTATTAAAAAGCTGTTCAATCTCAACCGCCATCTCCTGGCCATCTGCCAGCGTATCCCTATCCCATTTACGAATTTCAGCCGTAAATTTTGGCGGATTCTTCACATCACAAAATACCATTATTAAACCTCCTTAAAATATTTCATCCATATCATAGATCTGAGGAATATCTGCATCTTTTCCTTTTCGCATAAAGGTTCGGTATGCAATCAGATCCCCCTCTGCATCAAACAATCCCATTTCGGATATTTCACTTCCCGTTAATTCGCCTTTTTCCAATGTGGCCGTGTAACGGCAAGCAGTCTCCTCATCATTAACATAAGTGTGAGCCTCCACTTTCTTCTTTAAAAGTTCATGATAAAGAGCGACTTCACCTCCAGAAGCCGCCTTTGGCTTCCCCTCATCATTTACACCCCCGTCTCCCCACGCCATATGAGTGATAATTGGAAGTGCCATATCTCCTGCATGTGCTTTGCAAAATTTCTTTCTCCCTGTTACTGTAATAACTCCATTTGTAATGTCTGCCATATATTTTCCCTTTCCTATAAAATAGTTAAACCGCCATTTAAGTTACGATTGCCATCTAATGCCCATTCATTTTCCAATACATTCTTGTTTGTAATACAAACAGGACCGGCCGTCATATATTCCATCGCACTAAAACTAAAACTCATCATTTCTTCTATTTTGGAATCATTTATTGATTCTGCATGTACTACAATTATTTCATTATCTGAAAATAACTGCCTTGGTATGCCAACCGATATACGTAACTGCTCTTCCCGTTTATTGGGATGCTGTATTTCTGCACAAACCCTGGTTCCCACAGGATAAAAGTCAATGGGACTTTCATCATTGTAACCGTTTAATTTATTGTCCCCATTCAAAATCCAATTACGGTCCAGATTCAAATGCGCCAGATTATATCGAGGAAAAAAAACAGTACGAATAGTTATGTTATTAAAGAAAGAACTGTTTGCGTGATAGTTTCCCTGGTATTTACTGCAAAATTCTGCTTCCAGATTTGCTGGTATTATTCTTCCTACCATATCCCGAATGCTTTCCACAATAACCAGAGAACACTCTTTTACTACAATTTTTAAATTGCTCTTAAGGATATCCACGTAGATTTCATAACTATCCCCAAGTAGAGATGTTAACTGCTCCAGTAACTTTCTTTGGGTATAAGGGAGCTGATAGTTCCAGTTTGCTAATACAATATTTCTTCTTTCCTCGAGCGAAAGTGACGTGTCCCCTTTAATTCCTAACAATGACTCCCATTTTTTTATCCCCTGATAATCCGAGGATACTATAAAACTGTTATCCCACAGAATTCCAATGCTTGAATACAGCTGCCTCAATTCATTTTCTTCCGCTCCGCCTATCTCATTAAACTCTCGGATTCCTCTTAAATAATCTGGTAAATATGATATTAAATCTATTTCTCTTTGATTAAGCATCGACATCACCTCGTTGTGCTATCTTCTCAGAGGGAATTACATAATTACCATTAACTCCATTGATTTTTGTATCCATCACATCAAGAACCCCTTCCACATCCAGCAACCTGCTTTCAATTCTGGAAATCCTGACAATAATGTTATCTAACTCTTGCCACGAGTGATTCAATTCTTGGAAATATTCGTCCATAGTCTTTTCAATAAAATCTTTACATTTTACAGAGTCGTATCCTGTCTGATATGTGATTTTTGCAGTAATTGATACTACCTCTGCCTGGGCGCCTGTAACAGAAACTTTATGACCAATAGGCGCAATTCCATAGCCTTTCCCATGATCTGTAATTGGATCAATCTGTTCCTGCACACTTTCAATTAAATCCAGACTGGGAGCGTGAAAAGAGGAATCAACAATGACCAGTTTCACCGTTCCGCCACCATTCCAGGCAGGAAATACCTTTACCCCGCCTACCCCCGAAATCGCCGAAACTTTCTCTTTATAATCTGCAATATTTCCACCGTAGGCCTGTGATTTTAAACTGTCAAAATATCGTTTACGAAACCGTTCTGTTTCCTCTTCCTCTTCTCCTGGTACTAAAAGTTCTGTAAGTTCAGCAAATGTTAAGCCTTTTATATATTCAATGGGAATCAATCTGCCTAAATTTACATTTCCGGAAGTACCAATCGTTTCACACCGCATCCGGTATTCGAAGTTACCTAATTTTTCTATAGCCTTGTAATTCATTAAGTTTTGAGAGAAACGACTTCCTATTGGAATTTCCATATTAAATCGTGCCTTTAGTTCTGCATAAGAAGCTGCCTTGGGAATTATTCCGCGCTCAGCTGCTCTACGTATTAAAAATTCTCTGTCTGCTGTATCCGCAAAAATCTCTTTTAAGACCTGGTCGATCTCTATGTACATAATAGCAAGCTCTGCAGCAGCTGGAGCCAGCGCTGTATAAATTACAGAACCTTCCCTTTTATCTAAGTCAGATGATACTTTATCTAACATACGCTTTAATATGTTCTCATACGAAATATTTTCATACACTTAAAAGTTCACCTCCTTTTCAGCATTAATTTCTCCTACCGGAGTATGGACGGTAAATGTTACAAATAGTGATGTACCATTCTCTTTGAAAGAAAAATTATCCACCTCATTGATTCGGTCATCTTGCATTAGGGCTTCCTTGATTCTTTTTTTCACTTTAGCTTTAACCAGCCCTAACGGTCTTCCAAAAAGCCTGTTTAATTCCACTCCATAATTCCAGCTATAAATTAGCCATTCAAAACGCTCCGTATTTAAAATGCAGTAAACAGACTGGCGAATTGCCTCTAAACCATCTGTCATTCCCATAATACGACCGCTGTTCATAACAAGGCGGAAGGTTTTAGATGGCTGCTTAATTATTTTAAAGTCCTGTTCCAAAATATCACCTGTTACTGGGAGCATAGTATCCCTCCTCCTTTACCATCTGCCTGCGACTACGTATTGTTGTCCTCCCCGTTTTTGAATGAGAAGAAGCCTGTCTCCATTTTTCAGACCAGCCTTTACAGTCACTGCCATCTCTCCCAAGCCTGGTATTTCCATTACACTTAAATGGTCTGTAAACTGTTCTGGTAATATTATCTGACCTTTTGATAATATGGTTTTCTGATCTATCCGAATTTCTAATGGATCCGTGTTAAGCACAGAAGCAGTTATAACATCACAAGGATCTCCGGCCTCTACAGCCTGCATTACAATTCTTTTTATGTTCTCTATCCATTCAACGTCAGCCAACTATTTTTGCTCCTCTCAATGTTAAATCCATAGTATGAATTCCTTCATCAATTTTGTGAGTGACCGATTCAATAACCAGATAATTTTTACAACTTGTGTCTAATGTATCCAGAAAAACCGGGATAAGACAACCAGCTCTGGCACGAATATCACCAAATGCATCTTTTATAGTCAGGGAACGGGAAGGACGGTTGTACAAAGTCAGATAGGTTTCTGCTACTTTTTGCCCATCCACTCCCTTTTCAATGGATTCATCCTTTTTAAGGACTCCCCATTTATTTATGTTCTCTGTGCTTTTTGTAATGTAACACTCTCTTTGTTTCGTATCACTATTGTCATAATACAGTTTGATGAGATTAAAGGTATTGCTGTCAATACTGACTTTATAGTCATAGTCCTGTGCTGTCGTTTCATCAATCATGATATCCAGCTTCATGTTTTCCATTGATTTAAGTGTTAATTTTCCTACATCATCATAGAACGTATATAATTTCCCTGAATGTATCATTGCAAGATCCATATTGTTCAAAATAATATCAAACAACGTCTTGTCCTTTTCTTTTCTGGAAAATCGCTGACCAGTATCCTCAAGTTCTCCTGTCTTTAGATGGAAATCATCCGCAATCATCTGTATTAATTCAGCGGCAGTTAAATCCGTATAATTATAAGTTTCTTTATTTTTAAGATACCGAAGCTGATCGTATGCTGTAACCTTTACCTGACCATCACTGTTCCAGTTACGTTCGAAAATAAATCCAAAGAAAACAGGGATTCCAGTTACGTCCAACCGAACAGCATTGCCCTCTTCAATTTGAAGCATTTTGTCCGGGAGAAGAGTAAATGTGCACTTTCCCGGCTGTCCTCTCCGTTGGGTCTGCCATGAAATGTTTCCGCATACGACTGGTTCATAAACGGTCCGGTCATTTTGTATATATAAATGTGCTTTCATCTTTCTCCTTTCCTACGGCATAATTAATACCTGATTTGGATAGATCAAATTTGGATTGGAAATTTTATCGCGATTTAACTGGTATATTTCTTTCCACCGGCTTCCATCTCCAAGATTTCTTTTAGCAATGGACCAAAGGCAATCTCCTTTTACAACCGTATATTCTTTTACGATTGGAGGCTCTCCCTGACGTTCTTCTTCGGAACTGGTCACTTCATTTTGCGATTCATCCTCATCGATTTTAAAATTCATGATTTTTGTTCCATAACTTTTATATTCTTTCATGTTAAGAGACACTGCCAGATCAAATCCCTCACTGACATCATCTGTGACTTTATAGTCCTCCAATGTCACATCAAAAGTTGTGTCAAATAAACTGTTTCCCATTAGTCCTTCACGAATTACAGTAAATTCGAAAAAATTCCCATTATCCTTAAGTTTTTTTATTTTAGTTAAGAAATCTTCTGCACTTCCTATACTTCCATCCCAAGTGGCACATGGATATTCCATTTGAGGAATAATTACATCCAGGCTTATTTCAGCAAGACCCGTTGGCTTAACTAAATTAATCTCCTCTCCATTAATAAGATTTATAGTTTTATTCTGTCCATTGTATTTTAATGGTATTTTTTCTGGTGGAAGAGGAAGTAGCATGTCATCAATATAGATTTGATAAGCCATTAATATACCGTCCCTTCTGCGGAAGAAACCAGCATTTCTGTAGTAACATCACTAAGCATTCGAGCTACGTTATCAATGTCCGTAACAGTCTTTATGGTGTTATTGTTATTAACATCCACCTTCAATTCCGCCAGTGTAAACCGGTTAATAATTTCCTGCTCAGCCGCATCCCGCATATACTTTAATTCCTCGTCTACGATATCCATGGAATCTGCCATAGCTGCTGTACTCGCCGCCGTATTACCTGTGTTTTTTATAATATCTTCATTGGGTACCTGTGTATTTTCCACAGGATCATACTGCTTAACAAGCGTTTTGAAATCCTCATATTTATTTTTAACTCCATTTTCTATACCCGTACCAAAATTATTACCATTCTTATAAGAATCACCATAATTAAAACGATCCAGTTTATATCCCGCTTCAGACATCATCTTATCTAAATCCAATGGTTTAAACTTTTCTTCGTAAGTCCCATTTCCATGTTTCTTAGCAAATCTATCATAGAAACCATAAATGTCTTCTCTCCAGACTGATACTGTTGCTTCAAAATGAGAACCAGTAACCAGATCCAGAGCTTTTGCTACCTTCTGAATCAGGCCCAAAATTTGATCTCCGAAATCTGCAAATAGATACACTGCCGAAGCAAGAGGATCACGAAACATATTTGCTATAAAATTAGCCAAGAAAATAAAAGGATTCAACATAAATTCAACTACTCCAATAACCATTTCTCCCATTGCCATCAGGATATTACCGATAAAAGCTAATGCCGCTGCGAATACCCCGCAAATTATTCCTGTAGCACTATAGGAGGTACCGGCAAAATGATTAATAGCTGCTACTCCTGCATAAAAAAGAGCAATAATTGCAATAAGAAGAATCAGGAACCAAGTCAGAGGAGAAGCTCCCAGTGCTGCATTTAGACCTTCAACTGCAATCTTTTGTGCTGTTGTAGCTACAACATTGGCCCAACCGCAAACCGTACTCAAGGCTGTTTGAGCCGCATTAGCAGCCATAACCAGCCAACCAGCTCCCAAAACTGCATTGTAAACAATTAAGGCAGCAACAATACCCAGGATAACAGGTTGGAGAACCGACCATGACTCAGCAATAAAATTACCAATAGTTCCCGCTACCAATCCAATTACACCAAAAATCCCACTGATATTTTCAACATCTCCCTGCAATCCTGATGTAAAATCCTGAATACTTTTTGTAACAAAGTCTACTATCCCGCCAATTGGTCCTGCTAATCCAATATTAATTGTCTTTGCCAGTGAACTGAGAGCACTTGCTGCATCGTTATACTTTATACTGTCTAGTTCCTCCAGATGATCTTTTGTCAATTCAACGGATCCACTTAGGTCAGACAGTGCCATTACACCGTCGCTACCAATATTTCCCCATGCATCACCAAACAGCTTAACTCCTGCCAGATTTTTGCTTACCGGATCTTCCATATTATTTAAAGCATCCATTGTCTGCATAAAAGCCTGCTTTGCGGTCTCTCCTCCACCTTTAAATGCTTCCGTCATTTTATTTGCATCAAGCCCTAAGGCAGCGAATCCCTGGCTGGAATCTTTTCCTCCACTGACTGCACGTTTTGAGAATTCGCTAACCGCTGTACCAAGGGAAGCTATTGAAACTCCTCCATTTTCAGCACCATTAATGAGAGCCTGAAACATTTCGTCTCCACCAAGGCCCAGGCTTTTAAATCTGGATGAATACTGATTAATTGTTGCCAGTAAATCTCCATTCTTATTAAGACCTGCCTGTGTTCCCTGAATAATCAAATCAAATGCTTCAGCACCAGATATACCAAACTGCTGTTCCAACATGCCTGCAGACTTTATACTATCTGTCAGTCCATATCCAAAGGTATCCTGCATCAGCAGCCCGGCACGGGTTATCTGCTCTAATCCGCTTCCCGTTTGTCCAGTAAGCTGATTCACTGCAGAGAGGCTTTGTGCTGCCGAACTAAGACTGGGACTTAAATTATCAATATAGAGATTTGAGGCACTTTTTTGTGCTGCACTAAGATCTGATCCTTGCAGCCCAGTTCTGGTCTGTATAGTATTACCTGCAGCCTTCATGTCGTTTGCCTGATTGAAAATATCCATGGCACTTGTCTTTATACCCATTTTCTTTGCAACAGAAACTACTTTTTCCCAGGCTTTCTTTAGCTTTTCGACTTCTTTCTTATTCTCTTTTGTGTTCTCAGTTAACTCTTCCTGCTGATCTTTTACTTGATACACCGTTTCTTCTACCCTGTCATACTGGAGGCGAATTCCAGCCAGTGAAGATTCCCACATTTGCATACCAGGTAACGCCAACGCATTTGAAGATGCCATTTGTAAGCTGCGCATAAGACCGGCAGTCATATTAATGGAAGTACTGACTCTTTTCAGTACAGGTGTTGCACCGTCAACAAGCTGTATTGAGTTTTCTAATGTCGCCACACTTCTACCTCCTTTCCATTTATTATTTGGGAAACGTCTGTTAAGGCGCTTCCCTTATTTTCTACCGGTGCCTGGCCTTTGCTTTTTGAGCCTGCTTTTTATCATTTTCCAGTTTCAGATTAACAGCTGCAATGATAAACGCCTTCTCATACCGGTCAAGGCTTAAAAATTCATGTGGCCATTTGTGAAGCTTGTGGAGGCAATAGTAAGCAATGTTGGCTTCCATATCGCCTCCATTTATTAGTTTTTTGCCTCTTCAACCTGTTCTTCCAGTGTTGTATCAAATCCATTCACCTGCTGGATCCGCTCTAAATATCCGGCATATTCTCCAGCAGTCAGCATTGCTTTTAACAAAGCATCTGATCCCATAACCTGGTAGGAATCCTGTAGACCTTTATCATTCAGATTGGGATATACCGTACATTCTGCGGCCAGTTTTCCAAGATAAAGATTATAATCCGTCTCCTGTGTATACTGACCTTTTTTGCCAGTCACCTGTACCCGTTTCGTGCACTCTTTTCTCAGCGCTTCATCTTCTTTTGAAGTAATTGCTTTAATCTCCCACTCAACCGGTTTATTTTTCTGACCTATAAAACGTTTTGAAGCTACAAATTTCTCATTCTCCGCCTTTACAGCATTCTGACTTAAAAAACAACTTAAATCTCCCATTTTCATATCCTCCATGTATTTACTGCATTCCTGCAATTGTTCCGAAACGTTCTGGCATTTCCCAGCTCTCAAATGTAAATTCAAATTCATCCTCTAAATATTCTCCTGAGGCATCAAACTTGGTAATAATTCCGCCGTTTAAGTTACAATTCTTTAAAATGACAGTCTGTCTTCCTACACTGGAAGCAGGATCTTCATTCGTAACCTGAATATCAAAGTAGATATCCTTGCCAGTCTGCTGGTATCGATATAAAATATCACGGAAAATGCTTGTGTTATAGTGAAATGTTGCAGAACCGGTTCCCTTCATTCCAACCGTTTTATTCCCTTTCATAGCTCGTCCAAGAATCGGGATTTCAGACTTCACTTTTTCAATTTTTGCTTCCAGATTCAAAGCCTGCATGAAATTAAAACGTTCATTTTCAATTGTAATAAAGCATTCTGCTTTTGCTGCGCTGACTGCATCCCACGCATTCATTGTTATATTACTCATTATTCATTACCCCTTTCTTATGAAACGACGACTGTCATGTACAAAATACTCATACAGTTAATAGGTTGAACCGGGAAATTTACTAAAACAGACCGTTTTCCATCCCCCTTATCCACTATGACCGCTTTTGCATCAAAGTCTTCAATGGCTCTTAAAACTGCCATTTGTTTTCCGTAGGTTACAATATCATTCCAGAGACTGATTCGTCCTGCATTATCATTGGGCATCTTTCCCAGATACCGGGAATGGAAAAGTCCTGCAATATCATTACCAATCTGATCCAGTACGCGTATGGTCTGATTATTGGAGAAATCCTCACCTTTTTCATCTGTATAGGTTACCAGCGTATTAATATCTGTAAGAACCCTGATCTCACTTCCTACTTTATGTAAAAGGAATTTGCCGGCCTTCATAGCATCTGCAAGCTGTAGCTGTGTATAGGGAACTTTTACCGTGTATTCTCCGTCATACTTCCTGTTTTCCACTGTTTTGTTCATATCACAAGCTGCTTCAGCGCCTGTTACCCAATAAACCAGACCTGGTGTATTCTCTTTGGTCTCATTTTCCACTGATATGATTCCTTCATGATCTGCTTTTGAATATTGATGTAAAACTGTCTGGAATTTTACTCCAACATCATCTCTCATTCTCCTGGTAAAGGCCGCAAATAATGCTTTCACATTATCATCCTGTGAGGGGCAGCAAAGAATCTGGTAAGAGCTGCTTTCTATTGCATGTAAAAATTCAGAATAATCTTCGCCGGTAATTTCGTTCCCATCACTGCCTCCAGCAAATGGAAGCCCTGCCGTTTCTGCCAGTGTTGCATCCTTTTTAAAAATCACATAGTTGTTATCCTTAAGTTCAGCTGATTTTGAAACTGTCTGAGCATCTATTTCTTTTCCATCAAACAGGATGCTTACATTATATTTTGAATCGTCATCCACATTTTTTGAGATGATTACCATCAGATTGTTTCCCCGCTTACCGGAATATTTTGCTGTTCCATAGTCACAGAATGCATGGTTACCGGCATTTAACCGATAGAAGATTCCCTTTTTCATATTCTGGAATAATTCTCTTACAGGCAGCATTGCTGCGTCATCAACCGAATAGCCAAAAATTTCTTTACTGTTATACTGGAATTCCTCAGCGGTAACTTCAAAAATTTCCTTTTCCGGCCCCCAGCTTAAAATCATTGGAATGGCGGCCACACCTCTGTCACCAAAGGATACACCAGACGTAGCACGATTAATAAAATTTATATACGCACCGGGAAATACCTTATTTTGTGTTTTAAAATTTCCTCCACCTAACATACATTTACCTTACCTTTCTTAAATCGATTCATTATCTCTTCTGTTTCTGCCAGTGAATAAGTTTTTCCGTTCTCTAACAATGCACATAGCAGGTCACTTTGACCGAAATACTTTTCTGAACAGATTAACTGTTTTTTTGTATAACGTACTGCCTCAGATTTTTCCGCAGCCTTTCTTTTACTGTTCCCAGTCATCAATTTACCTCTTTCATTTTAGGATAATGTCATCCATAGACACTTCCTCCTCCTGATTTTTCAGAAAGAATATTTGATATTCCGTTTGAAATTTCAGATTACCGTTTTCTACTAATCCAGATCTGTCTTTGCTTCCTATAACTGCCCCATTTTCCAAAGAGATCGATTCCAAATGCTTCATTAATATCTCCAATACATGGTACCGGTTCTCAAATTGCTCATCTGCACCTTTGGGATAATAATTAATAAATATCTTTATACTACAGCAGTATCGCTTCCCGTTTATGCAACTCTCCGACACCTGTGAAATTCCGGCCACTAAACAGGATTCTTTCTCTTCTTCCCCAATCGATCCTAAACGAGTTTTTATTCCAGGAAATATAATCTTCAACTTCTCAATTACTGATTCCATTATTATGTTATACATTCCTTGCCTCCATCCCTTTCACCTACCTTCTGTCAGAACTTTATGTAGTCTTTTTGTCTACACCATCATTAAAAAAAATATTACTAATCTCCTCCAACGATGCAATCCCAAGCAACTCACACAGCACTTTAATCTCACCCGCCTTAAACTGACTCTTATTCCACAGTTTCCTCCGAAACCCATAGCTGGACAAGTGAAGTCTGTCCGCAATCCACCCCTTTTTCAGCCCGGATTTTTTTATCAA